CGAAGGCTTTAATTTTACTAAAGGACCACGGGGCTATACTCATTTTTCAGTTGCATATTCTTTTGGGTCAAACGGAACATTATCTTTAGAACCTATGTCTACATCCCACAGGTCGTATTTATCTCCGTGTTGTTTAAGTTTTTTGCTGTACCCAGTAAGTGAATATTTTTGTAATTTGTCGTAAGCAGTTGGTACATAAGGGGCATATTTTTCCATCCAATTTATTCGAGCAGTAAGTTGCGGAAGACCTACATCGTAATTAAATAGTCCAAGAGTCAGTTGTGTCTTACAACTGTTACAAGTAAATTCAGATATAATACCATTTTTATCATGCACTATCCCATGAGACATAGAAGTTGTGTCCATAGTTAACTCTGACGAATCGCATTTAGGACAACGCAAAAAATCATCTTTGGTATTAACATTTGCATTATGTCCAGTTAGTCCATAACCGCTTTTAAGTATATATTCATCTAACATTTTATTCACATTCTCCAAAGGACCACGGGGCTATACTCATTAGTGAACTTTATGCGCTGGTTGTAATGACTCTTTAACAATATTAGTTGCGCTATTCCATCCGCTACGATACCCCTGCTCAAACAATTGTTTCGAGGTTTCGCCATATTTTTTATTCATATGTCGCAGGGTCTTATAGTCATCGGGAAAATTTTCTTTTAGGTGATTTAATAGTTTAACCCACTCATCGTTGATTTCTTCTTTTACATCTAGTTCTTTTGTCATTTACATTCTCCATAAGATTTTCCAACTCCAGACTCACAGTCAATCGGGAGTCCTTCTGCCCATTGAGGTATCATACGCATACAAGTTTCTACGTAATCTCGAGCAGTAGTTACTTCCTCATTACGTACACAGCATACAATGGAGTCGTGTACGGTTAAAACAACTTTGTGTTTCTTAGATACTTCCAGCATTTGATAACCAATTATGCACCGTGCTAGAGCTTGGCATACGTTCTCTATAACCTTACCGCCATAGATACGAGTGCGTCCTCGCCTTGTCTGGTAAGTATACTCAATACCCATCTCCCCCTGCTCGCCAAGTAAATCACTATATCTAAGTAATAATCCAGAGGGTAACCGGAGCGCGCACTTATCTAGATCAACCTGTAATAAGTTATTACGTCCTAAAGGTAATGCGTCACCACGAGAGAGATACACTATTGTATTCTGAGCCGCTTTCCATAAGTTATATATGTCCCGATTGGCTTCCCTATAAATCTTTATGACCCTTGCGGCTTCCGACTCACCTATATCCGTACCAAAGTTCTTTAGTTGTTCACGGAACCGTACCGCGCCCATACCATAGCCAGCCCCAAGTATAGTAGTCTTACCAACAAAACGCTGTTCAGAAGTAACGTCCTCTTCTGGGACACCATATATGCGAGATGCCATCTTTATATAAACATCTTCATCGTTAGCGAAAGCATCGACAAGGTTATCTTGCTCTGCCAACCACGCAAGTACCCGTGCTTCTATCTGCGAAGAGTCAGCTTCTATCAGGGTGTACCCTTCGGGAGCTATTATGCTCTTCTTTAATTTCTTCCCTGCAACCCCCCTGCTAGGTAGGTTTTGCAGGTTTATCTTGTCATCCCCACCCCACCTACCAGTATGCGCGGCATAGTATTTAACAGGCACGGGCAGTAGTCCACGCTTGGATATATCTATAAATCGTTGCGTCCTAGTTTCTTCTAGAGTGCTTTTGTTACCTAGCCTAGCGGATACTAGAGATTGTACCTGTGGGTCTTCGTGGTCGCTTAAAGCCTTAAACTCTTGGTCGGTCTTAGCGAAAGCAAATGTTTCCTTGCCCGTAGTAGGGCTTATCTTCATCGGGGGTATTACCCCTAAACCTTCTAGCAGGGTAGCAAATTTGGCATTGCTCATAAGGTCTTTCTTAGCTACCCCGGCAGAAGCAAGTAGCTTGTCTTTGTGGTCACGTGTTTCTGTAAGATGTTGTTCTAGTAACCCCAGATCTAAATCTAAGGTAGGTTCTATGAACATACGTAGACTTACATCTATTAGCTTTAGTTCTTCCCTTGGAAAATTAGGGGCAAATACTTTGAACAGATCGTACGTGAGATTGACATCGTTTATGCAATAATCGCCATACTTGGAAAGTTCTTCAGAGGTAAAGTCGCCCCTGTGCTTCCCTAGGGCATCACCTACTTCAGTACCTTTAGCCCCAAGAGAATATCTCTCAGCCAAAGCCCGAAGGCTTCCACTGACTTCCACCCCATCCACAGCACGGGCAATGCACAAAGTATCGGTATATACGCGAGGAGTAATATCAAAAAGCCAATTAGCAATGGCCCCATCAAAAACAGTGTTATGAGCAAGGAACATAGCCCCGTCCCAATCAAACGTATGTAGGAAATCTCTAATTTGTTGTCTTGATCCACTGGCCCACTCCGTTGTATTGTTGTTGACCTTAACACCTACACCAATAACTTCAAAGCGAGGGTCACGCACGTATTCTTCGGTGGTCATCTTGGACAGTGAAAACTCTCTGTCATAGTAAGTCTCAAAGTCTACTGTTATGAGGTCCATGCTACCTAGTTTCCTCACTTGCTAACTCGCCACCACAAGCCATGTATCCGCAACCATCTACCCAGTTGTCAGCATTACTTGCGCTACTTTTTAACCTAGCGATCTTCAGCAATGACATCATAATAGCTACATCAACAGCGGTTACTTTTGTCTCAAGATGTTCTGACCAATAGTTAGCAATCGTAGTGAAGTTGTCCTTCATGTTTCCATGCTGTTCGGCTCGGTCTTGAGTAATATATTTTTCAGCGGTACGTAGTATCTCCGCACGTTTCAGAGTGCGGTCAAGCGGTGGGTCAAACGGTAGCTCCAGTTGTTCTCCCATTTTGTTCTCCTTTATTTAGGTAGTTTTAGTTTCCATAGAATGTATGGCTCATCGCACGTGCCATCACACATTTGAGCAGGGATAGACTTTGCGTTGGGATCAAGTGGTGACTTACCAACGTAGTGCCATTCTGCTCCTTGTTTTATCTGTTCTTCGGCAACATCAAAAAATTCTTTGTTGTCAGCTATAAACAAACCCCCAAAAGACATAACTAAAGCTGTAATTAATTCCATTTTTTTACTCGTCCTTTTCTATATTTAATGCCCCCTCTGGAACGCCAATCCTTAATTCCAAATTCTTCTCCACAATCAGATAACCTTACATCAGTTACCTCTACACCATTATGTCCAAGACCCTGTTCAGAGTGTTTCCACTCATCACTTCCTTTGCAGTCGGGGCATATACGATTATCAATCGACTCAGATACAAACTCTGTCTGGCATCTTAAACAACTACGTGTATCCGTACCAAACTCACGCTCGTACCATTTTGTGCCAACTTCATGCTTATATATTATCATTGTTTTGGCCCCAGAATAACTATCGGTTCGGCTGTATTGTCTTCTTGAAGTACACCTTCATCTGTTACGGTTAAAGAGTGTGCTACTGCGTTAAGTTCAGCGTTTTCTTCCCCCCAATCTATCCATATTTGAATGGCGTGTGTATGGTCATCGGTATCTATCCATACGCCAGTACTTCCTAATATGTTTTGAGAAACTTTCCCATTATCTACACAACTAGCAATTTCTTTTGCCATTGCTCTAGCTGTTGTTTCCAATAGCTTCTCTCGTAAAGGTTGTTCCATCTACATCCTCCTTATCATTTACAAAAAGATGCTAACTTGAGCGTGTTTGCTAGCTCTTTCATATTATCTTCATTAACCACTATTTGAAAACCTCCGGCGGTATTTATATCTCGTAAGTTCTTTTCTTGCAGTGGGGTAGGAGTGTTCTTCCCTGCTTTACATTCTATTCCAAAGAACATCCCCCTATAACATCCTACTATGTCTGGCACACCGCTTCTGCCGTATCCACCTGTGGCAGGGTAAAAGTAATAGGCTCCTAACTCTTTAAGTTGTTTTGATACAACCTTTTTAACTTTTGCTTCTGGTGTCATCGCCATTAGAAAAAATCCTTTTCAACCACTTCGGACATTTTGGAAGTAAAGATAGTTCAACCGTTTTAATATTACGTTCATGGCAACGGCTACCGTCATCATATAGATGCCAAATCTCTACCAGCTTGCGATCATCGCCTACCATGCAATCTGCTCCATAGATACGAATCAAGTTTTGCGACATACTTTGAAATAATTAGTAATACTTTTCTCATGACAAACCCTGTAGAAGTGAAATTTCAATACAAGCTGTGCCCGCACCCATTAAGATAGAAGCGTCTAAACAAGTTTGTAGAGAAGGGTGAGTAGAGATAAGCTCAACGTAATTATTTAAAAACAGCACTAGAGAGTAATATAAATCTTCAGTCATTTTTCCTCCAAACACGTTTTATGGTATTCCAGTGAATAACTTTGTTGTCGCCTTTTAAAGTAACATCCTCAAACATCTGGCCTTTCATCTTCTTCGCAATACTTTTCTCTCTATCTTTTGTGTTCTTAATATGTTTAGGCCAGCCAGAATTATCTTCTTTTGTTCTTCTAGGCATCTAATTGCTCTTAACAATATCTATCTGACGATAGGGGTCTTGCTTCTTTAGACGTGCTTTCTTTGCATATACAGCAAACTCATGGCTATACGCACCTTGGCAAGTTATTTTTCCGTTGGTAGTTACCATAATGTAATACATCTGTAGTTCTCCTAGAAACTGGTTTCACCCAGAAATGTTAGTCCGTGGACTAACATCTCCAAGTATTTCGTTTAAAAGGGTTAGTCTATATAGAGCGTTCTCAGTTAAGTTCTTTAACCGATCAACGTCATCTATATAGACTGCTCTTGAAGCGCATTGGGCTAGCTCGGTTGCAAACCTTTCGATCTGCTTTAGTTCCCATGATTCTAATCTTCTATAGTTCATTAGGCTTAATTACCCAGTACGTAGTTTCATCTATACGTCTACCTACATCTTTTATAACTACGGTAATCGGTTTCCAATCCGTTACCATCAATACAGCTAGACGTTCTTGTAACCATGTTGGCAAATCATCAGAAGAACAATACATACCTTCTGCTTCTGCGTCAACCTTATCCATGCCAATACATGATACTTCGATAGCGTTTGTATCATCATGTACTTGAACACGGTATAACTTATCATCGGGTGTGTTAGGTAGTAACATAATGCACCGTTGGTGTGGATTTGTAGCCAACCCCATCAACCCACTGACCAACTTCGCACATCTGAAGTACAGCTAATTTACCAGCAACGTCAGAGTACTCAGCTTGCATGGTATCCTCAGAGAAAGTACCTAACGGATGCCAAACCGCACCGAACTCAGATATATCTTCTGTATGTGCAAGTTCAAAACAAGTACCACTAGGGCGTTGTTCTACAGACACCATAATAACTTTTGTAGACATACTGTTCTTAACTTCTGCGTGGTCTTTGTGTGCCTGTAGAAGTTCTGTGATCGAATTAGAAAATTCTGCATCCAGAAATTCATGTCCTGTGGTTACTAGATGCTGTAACTCTCGGATGAGAACATCAGAGTTACGGACACTTCGCTCAAACTTTTCTCGTATATTACCACGTGAAGTGCTTTCGGTATCACCCCATGATCTACGGCACAATACACTATTTGAGCTTGCTAACTCTACATTAGATAGATCACGTAGAAACGACTTAGCATTACGTACAGCTACATCCATATTCTTTGTCATCTTCATATTGTATTGAGGACTACCAGAACTATACTTCCCATTTGATATACGATTGCTAGCAACCATAAAAGTATCTTCACCTCCAGTATCACGGTAGTTACCGTAACCAATCCTACCCATGCTTATAGGTTTCCAATCATGGTACACGTGGACTGACATAGCTCCGTTATCGTTTGGCGAATTACCAAATGAGAATTGGCATTTAGGGTACACCTCACGTACCTTACCCATAAACATCCTAAGAT